TTAATTTTCATCCAGCTTGTCAAGTGCCTGGGCAATGTTGAACGCATGGTCGCCAATGCGCTCATAATCGGTCAGGATTTCCGAATACAGGATGGAAGTCTCCACATGGCATTTCCCCTTTCGCATGCGCTCAATCTGGTTGGAGCGGTACCGGGCGGTCCGGCTGTCAATGTCTTGTTCCAGCAGCAGGGCCTGTTCCAGAAGGGAGGCGTGCTGCGGTAAGGATATATGTTCTGCCGGAGCGTCATGTTCCGTCAGAGAGCCGCGTTTATCTGGAGATTCCTGCTCTGGAGCAAAAGTGAAATCAACGCAGCAGGCGCTGCAAATCAGGTTTACGGCGCGCATGCAGGAGGTCCTCATATCGGCCAGTTCAACCGATGCCTGGGAAGAAAGCTCCAGCCTGCGCTCCATCATGGTCCGGGCATAGCCGGCAATATTTGTTGCATGGTCGCCGATGCGCTCCACATTTCCGATGATGGAGAACATGCGGTTAAGCGCATTTACTTCAGACGGGGAATTTTCCACTGCAAGGACCCTGGAAATCCTTCTGGATAACTGGGCATTGTAAAGATCAATCTCTTCCTCACGTTTTTGAATCTGCTCCAATTCGTATTCATCCCTGTGCTCAAAAGCCAGAAAACTGGTTTCAACATTGGAGGCCGCCAGAGCAAGCATCCGGCTGATGTCCTCATTCAGCTGCTTCCTTGCTATGACTGATACGCCAAGTACATGTTCGGAGGCCAGCAAATCCTCAAACCAGCGCTCCTCATCCGTTGTTTTCTGCGGCTTATCAGGCAGAAGCTTTTCGGATATCCGCGCAAGCTGTGTGCCGAAAGGCAGCAGAAGCAGGGTTGTGACAATGTTAAACAGTGTATGTACATTGGCAATCTGCGCCGCGGGATTGTCCGGTGTGAACGAGGCCATCCACTGTGTAAAGGGGGACACCAGGCAGATCAGGGTAAACACAGTTGTGCCAATGACATTGAATATCAGGTGAATCAGGGTGGTCCGTTTCGCGTCGCGGTTTGCCCCAATAGAGGCCAGGACTGCGGTGATGCAGGTGCCGATATTCTGGCCGAACAGGACAAAGACCGCGCTGTCCAGTCCGATTAATCCGCTTACAGCCAAAGCCTGAAGGATACCAACAGATGCAGAAGAGGACTGTATGATAGCAGTAAAAGCTGCTCCGGCCAGAATACCCAGAAAGGGATTGGAAAACTTTGTCATCAAATTGACAAAATGCTGGGAATCGCGCAGCGGTATCATTGCCGCGCTCATCATTCCCATGCCGAGAAAGAGGATACCCAGACCTGCAATAATACCACCGGCAAACTGGACCTTTTTCTGTTTGACAAAAAGAATCAGGGCAACACCTGCAAATGCAATCAACGGCGCGATGGCCCCGATATCCAGGGCTATGAGCTGGCCGGTCACGGTGGTCCCGATATTGGCGCCCATGATGATCCAGACAGCCTGTTTGAGCGTCATGAGCTGGGAGTTGACGAAGCCTACCACCATGACGGTTGTGGCGGATGAGGACTGGATGATAGCAGTGATTCCGGCTCCCACGAACACGCCTAAAAACCGGTTGGCAGTCAGCCGCTCCAGAATCTGCTTCATGCGGCTTCCGGCTGCGGCTTCCAGATTGGTGCTCATCATCTGCATGCCGTACAAAAATAATGCCAGTCCTCCTAATAGACTGAAAAACGAATGAATACTCACAATGATTCCTCCTCTTTTATCTGTTTGGCAGTATTATTTCAAAAGAAAAAGGCATTGCCCGCATCCATGTGTATGAATGCGGGTCATGCCTTTTCTTTTAAACATATGAAGCGTGGTTTTTGGGTGAAAATTTGGTCATCGTCGTTGACGGTGGCGTCCATATGTATGTCATTTCCCTTCTGATGTTTTGTATATGGAAATATCCTGTCCTGCTGGAATTATATGAGGATAAAGGGACAATGTCAACGGGATGGGAGGAATATTAACGATACTTTAATATCAGGCTGTATTTAGAATGGTATGATTTGCATAAGAAATGGGACTAAAATGGTAGGTTTTATGCGGGTTTGCGCCATTTTTGTAACTTCTGGTTCCTACCGCTTTCTACCATGTTATTAGGGTTTATTGGTCACAATAAAGTCACAAATCAATGGTTATCTTTTCTAGTTCTTTTCGCAGATCCTCTATGTCACGGTGGCCGTAAACCTTGTTGGTAATATCGGCCTTGAATGAGTGTCCCATCATCCGTTTACGGTCGTTTTCTTTTACCTCATACTTTTCACACAACATGGAAAATGTATGCCGGCAGTCATGTGGTGTATGTTTGGGGTTACCTGGAATTCCAAGTTGGTTTAGTAGCTCATCCATTTGCTTTCTGAAATCTTTGTCGTTGCACGGAAGGAGCTTCCCATACTTGCTTATCCGGCGTTCAACCAAAGGGAGAATACCGGAATGAATTGGTACGATACGTCCTTTACCGGCTTCCGTTTTTATTCCACCCATAAAATACTTTTTCTGCAAATTTACTTCTAGGCCAATGTATTCTGATATACGCCATCCGGAATAGCACATGATGAGAAGCATCTCAGCGGTTTCATTTGTTTTGTTATCCCACAGGATTTTCAGGTCTGCATCTGAAAATGGCACACCATGTTCATCATCGTCATCCCGTTTGATTTTAACATACTGGCTATAGTCCTTATCACACCATCCTTGACTGTCAGCGTACTTATACATTTGCCTGTACAGGTTCCTGATAAGTTCCAGACTGGCATATTTTAGATTACACGCATCCAGGTTATCCTGCAGGTCTTTTGTGCGGAGGGAGCTAAATAATTTATCGTAGAGGGACGCACAGTTTTTATATGCGGCCTTAATTGAATATTTGGTTGCATTAGAGTATTTATTGCCTTCGGAGAATTTATCCATGTAGAAGGTCTCGTAGACCTCTGAGAAGGTCTTTTCCGGCTCGTCCGGTTCAATTCCCTTGACGCGGTTGTAATCAGCCAGGAGTTTCCGTGTTAGATCATCGAGCTGTTTGGTTTCATCCGGGAGCAGCAGAGTGGCTTCCATACCTGGGGCGTAGGTGCCGGCTTTGTAAGCAGTCAATACGATGAATCCCTTCATCCAGGTATCAACATAGCATAAGGCCTGGGGCCGATTTCCGTCGATGTCTGCTGGGGGATGGACGGCGTAAGGGTTTTTACGTTTCTTTCCCAGGTAACGGATAGAACCATAACCGTTGGGGAGTCTAGGGTGTTTGCTTCGTGTTGGCATGGTATCAGTCCTTTCCGTTGCGATATCGCAACTGATTTTTTGGTATAAAAAATACGCCCCTTGCTAGGACGCTCCAGGAATGATATAATCCAAGTGTCTATGTTGATTATATCTTCCGGGGTGTCCGGTAAGAGAAAATCTATGTGAAAAGCTCTGGGAGTTTGTGGCTCCTGGGGCTTTTTACTGTCAATAGCCATTTATGATATTTCTTTCATTCTCATACTTATACGGTATTGCTCGGCATCTGGCACATCAATAAACTCTACAGTTTTGTCAAAATTTTTCTTTACCACTTCTTTTATCTCATCTAATGTTACATTAAAAAATTCTCGCCTTTGATTGACCATATTTAGTTTCCTATTTTCAAAAGCCCTGTGCAATGCTGCCTCCAGAGCAGGGGCATCGTCAGAAAATATCATTGCATGCACATCGAAATTAAATGGAACAGAAGCGTCACCTAATTCATCAATTCTCTCTTGCGGCTCTAAACGACGCGTCATTCCAATCTTATACACATTTTCACCAAACGCTCCAATATTGGAAATTATGTAGACATATCCGGCCCTCATATTAGCTTGTCTATAATCTACGTCATTGAGAGCTTTATCAATTTCGGAAAGTTGGCTTTCCAATTCGGCCTTTTTTAATAATAAATCCGGATTATCCGGATTGAGCTCAAGTTGCATTTGAAGTTTTTCAAAAGCCGTTTGGTAATGAGTTTGCTCTTTCTCGATTTTACGACGCTGTTCTTCTAATTCTTTCTGAATTTTTGCTTGTTCCCTTTGTTCTGCTCTTGCAGCCTTTAATTCTTCTTTTTCTTGTTGCTTTTTTGTTTGAAATTCAAAAGCAAGCCGTAATTCCTTCACTTTAGAATTAAGATAGTTCTGCGTAATTGAAATATTCATAATGGCGCCTAATTTAGATATAGCCTCTGATGATTTATAAATTTTATCAAGCGATGCATCAAAATTTGTATATTTGACTTTTGAAACCAACTCATCGCATTCGCTATTAAATGCACGAAGGAGAAGTTTTTGAGTATCAGATACCATTTTTCTACCTTTGGCTGCACTGCCATTTACTTCCCATTGTGTATTACCTGTAACAGCCTGCTTATTTTTAATCAATTCCTTTTGAGTGGCCCGTACTTCTGATAGCTTTTCTTTATAATCGAGCGAAGAAGCAAACTCAAATTGTGGTTTATACAGTCCAAACTCTTGGACAAGGATTTCATCGTCCATCCATACTATTTCTTTTTTCTTTCGCTGAATCTCATTGTCTAAAGCATTGATATCTGAATTTTTGGATGCAATAGTCAAATTCAAATCATCAATTTGTTTTTGATGGCTAATTTGTTCTGACTGTAACCTGTCTATTTCCTGCTTTAACATAAAAGCATCCTGCATTTCTGGAGTCATTAATGCTTTCAAGCTTTCATGTTCATGTTTCAACTGTTCCAATTCAGCCTTGTACTGGTTTCCCTTAAAGGTATCAAAGAATCCCATAATTATAGTCCCCCTAATCATATGTATTTTTTATTAAAAAGCCATTGGCTAATTAATCAGATGTTCCTAAATATTTATTCTTGTTTATAACATTCATTATATATTTATATCTTTCTACTTACTATCCTGTAAAAGATAATTTCCACGTCTCAAATTGCCTTGATAAGTCTGAGTTTGATATATCGTTTAAAGACTGAACTTGTATATTTCGCTCACATTGCTTTTTCGCAGACAATATTTCTAATTTATCAAGAGGAACTCCTGATAAATACTGTTCGGTTTCATACTTTAAGTTTTCAATGCGATAGTTGATAACGGCTTCTGGCACATGAAACGTATCGGCCATTTCTTTTTTGAATTTTTCGATATTTCTATAAGTATTTAAATAAGCGAAGCAACGTTTAATCATCGGTAGGAATACTTGGTACGGAACAAAAAATTCAGCTGCTCCCTCATTAGCTTGCCATTCTATAAAAGGATTTTGGTTGGCTTGCAATTTATCGAAACAATTAAAGGTTTTTTGATTTAAACATCTGTGTAAAGCAAGATGTATCATCTCATGGCCACAATCAAAATTTTGTTCTTCTTGGGATCTTTTGCAGTTCAATAAAATAACATCATCCTGTTTAGCATCTCCTATTATGGCCATTCCACGTAATCCTTTTGTTTGAAAGGGAACTGATTGAAGTAGAAAACCTCTACGCAATAGCGTTTGAACAAGGTCAAATCCATAACACATTCTACCTACTCCCAGGAAGTCTTTGAGATTTTCTACTTCCCTATAAAGCCCGTCTTTACTGTAATACAAACCCATATCTTATTATTTATCCCCCCGCAATTTTCTGATAGTTTCTAAAGCCAGTCGTATATCATCTGGGTCAATACCGCTCTCTTGGGCCTCCTTGGCATATGAGAGATATATACCTTTCAGTTCGCTATAAGGATTCCCATCGCCTTGCGAATCATCTTTTCCCGTCATGAGATAATTAGTTGATACACCAAGGTATTTTGCAATACTAATAAGTCTATCTGAAGGGAAGACACCTTTTCTTAACTGACTAATATAACCATTGGAATATCCTAAATCCTTTTCTAATTTTGAGATGGGAATTTTTTTGCTTTTGCATATTTGTCTTACTCTTTCAACGCTATCCACGTAATGCCTCCTATGATTTTAGAGAAAACCCATAAAATTATTATTGACAAATTAGAGAATAGCCTATATAATGAATTCAGGATTTAGAGAAAACCCATAAAATAAAATATAGTATACTCTCAAAATATGTTTCTGACAATTCATATTTTAGATTATTCTCTAATGTTTGTCAATGCTTTTCTCTAAAAATCCCTTATATTTTAATAGAAAAGGAGGTGCTGAATTGCTGTACGATAAGATAGTGCAGTTCTGCAAAGAAAACCACATACCACTTTACTCTTTTGAAAAAAGGTGTGGACTTGGTAACGCTACAATAAGAGGATGGAAAACTTCTAATCCCAGGATTGATTCTATTCAAAAAGTAGCGAAAGAAATGGGCGTACCAATTGAAAAGTTGTTGGAGGAGTCAGAAAAGGAGGAAACGTAATATGAATGAAATTAAGATTTCTGAAAAGAAAGAACTAGGGTTTAAGGCGAGGACCATCCTTAATCCTGACGGCAGCATTTCTGTAAATGCAGAGGACACGGCCGTTGGATACGGATGGACGCAGGAAAAGAAGGGAAAATTGTATATCCGCTGGGAGACATTAAACGGATATTGCAAGGAACTGGGATTTTCCCAAGAAGTTGGGAAAGACGATTATGTCCCGGAGTCCCTGTTTTACATGCTGGGTTTTAAAGCTGGAAATGACCGGGCGCTGAAATATCAGCAGTGGCTTGCCATGGAAGTATTACCCTCTCTGAGGAAGAATGGTTCCTATGAGATGCCAAAGGAAGAAAAGAAGGACAAGCTCAAGAAAGAATCCCGGGCCTCCGTCAATATGACGGTTAAGACAATCGACACCATTTTTAGCAGGGCAGGTGTTGACCCATTGTTCATAGCCGTGGAGGCAAAGCGCATATACGCAGAGGCCGGGTACGATATCAGGATACCACTCCTTACTGATAAGGAAACAATGTCAAAGCTGTATGACTGCACAAGCCTTGCGGAAGCGGTTGGGGCCTATTCGGAAAAAGGTAATCCACATACTAAGGCAATAAGTGCGATATTACAGAAACTGACGATTTCTGAGAGCGAGATTGTGACAACACCTTACAGCAGGAATGGTCATGATGGAGTAACCATCCAGTACAAGCCATCGGTTCTTGTAAAGGTTAGGGAGTGGCTGGAGGAAAACTATTATCCCACCAAGATTCCCTATACAGATTCAAAAGGAAAGCAGACGATGTGCACGGTTGTATATCGAGATATGTAAATCATGGCTCATCTAAAAAGCAGTACGTTGACAACTACATCCATCCACAGCAGCCGTCCAGCTGTAAGCGGTAAGAACGTGAATCCGCTGTGAAGGAGTGTATCGGAATATAAAGTAATGGAAGGAGAGTGATACTGTGACAAGACTATGGCTAAGTCCTGAGGAAGCGGCCCCTGTCCTGGGAATGAAACCGGCAAAGATTCGGAATTACATGCGCAGGGGCATCCTGGACCTGGGGCTGGCAATCCCGCCAGAGAAAACTGGTAAGACCATGTGGGAGTTTCGGATATACCCGGCAAAAATAGAAAAGATAATCGGAGAGAAACTGGAGCGTCCAGAGGAAGGGGAGAAACAGGAATGAACAGAAACAGGGAACCCGGCCGGATGGACTGGGCGCTGATCATCGTGCTACTACTGATGACGGTGGCATATATGTGCAAATGCTGGCAGGTGGACCAGCTGGTAAGAATGATATAGGAGAGGTGAGGACAATGGAGAAAGAAACCAAAGAAGTGGTATTGAGCCATATTAAGGATGGGACCTATGTTCCGGACATGCTGTTTGACATACAGAAACTGATGGCCAAGGCCGGGATGGAGCTATATGCAAAGCCATGCTGTGACCGGATTGAGGCAGCAGGCCTGGTGGACAAAGTACATGTCCTGCGGATTCAGCCATCCCCATGGAAATTACAGGTGGATGCCGATGGCATGGAGGCCTGCCGCGGGATATTGGAGGCGTACCTGCAGCCTGAATATCTGAATGAAATGTATGAAATCATCAAGGGATGTCGTGACTGGACCATATCTGTCAACAACATGCTCTATTCCTTACGGAAGATTAGCAGTAAAGACCTTAAGGCTGACCTTATGGACAACTTTGTATATAAGGTAGGAGAGGACGACGAGCAGGGCGTCACGGAGCTGTTTAAAGCGGAGTTAGAGAACCGGAAGCTCTGGGGCAGGATGCGTAAGCTGACAAGGAGGACTGCCTTTGTAATCCAGATGTTAAGGATGTTCCCCGGTCCGCTCCAGATACTGGTACCATTCATCAAGGAATCCTGGAAGAGCTGGAATACAGCGGGAATTGTGCCGCATGTAGAGAGCAACGGGAAATATACTAAGGCCCTGAGACGTTTTACGGATATTCATGGCGGTACCCGCTGCATAGAAAGACTACAGGGAGTTGACCTGGCACGATACATATTCCTGGCGGTCAAAGCCTATGGAAAAGAGAATCCTGCAGAGTTTAACCATACAAAAGCCTATAAGTCCTGCCTGGAGATAGAGAACAGGTACCAGAAGCTAAAGCAGGTCATGGATACCATCGGCAGGCTGACACCTTTGGAGTTGCTGAGGATGTTCCCGGTCAAGAAGGAATATGACGGAGAGAAGTGGGGGACAAAGGATTACTACTATACCATGGAACGATTGAGGCGCCTGCCGGCAGACAAGCCCATAGGGGATGCTCAGGACGTTGCCGTTCTTCTGTGGGACTATCAGAACTGGGACCTGACGGAACTATTACTTCAATGGCAGAACGTCCTGGGGGATTTGCATGTTTATTGTAATGAACCTGGTCCTCAAGATGAGTTTGATGAAAGATTACAGAAGGCGGTGTGATCGGATGGGCAGGAGCAGGGCAATGAAGCCGACCCGGAACCAGAAGGCGCTGATGAGTAAGGCAGGCCTGGCGGTAAACAACTGGCTGGTGTTGGAAGAAACAAAGACGGAGCTGAGACTGGTGAGCCGCGGCGCCGGTGTGAGACGCACAATAAAAAAGTCCCTAACTAACGCCAATTAGTTAAGGACAAGCATAGGCCTGGAGGCGCTATACCAAAGTTCAACCAACTATAGTATAGCACCTCTGAGCCAGAAAGGAAAGAGGATTGATGATGCTGCATGAAGATTTAGTCCGAGAATTGGTAACAGAACTGTATAAGATGGATGTGGCTGAGTTATTGGAATTTAAGGAAGATGAAGCAACGGGACTGGAATTACAGGGGATACCGAAAGAGATACGTGACCATTGTATCCATATTATTGATGTAGTGATTCAGGTGAAGCAGGAAAGGATGGGGGCAACGGTATGAACATACAAGAGGAATTGAAAATCTCTCAATATCAGCCCGTAGTAGGGTGGGCTGGAACGGACGAGGCAAGGATATTTCAACATTGGATTCAAGAGTACGGATGCAAGAATATCCCTTTCATTTGTTCGTTGGTTTACAATCTGGGGCGTATTCAAGGTATCAGGGATGAACGTAAGAGAAGAAGGGGAGAGGTGACGTTATGACTTTTCCAATTAATAAAGGAGAGTTCGTTGATAGGTGGCTTAAGACCATAGGGGAACATGATGATACAGACCGTGAGATGGCAGAGGCGATTGTAAGTTTGGCCAACCGGGCATATTATGCAGGCCTTGCAGAAGGCAGGAAGGAGATAGCAGCATGCAGAGAATGATATGTATATCAGTGGATCAGCACAACCGGATGATTGAAAGCTATGACAAAGCCATGGAAGAGTTACAGGAGCTTAGAGAGCTGCTGCAGATGCCCCAGGGTGTCGTAGATGAGGTTGCACCGGCGCAACCCGGCCATAGGGCAGCAGAAGATAAAAAAGGAACTGTCCGGGAATGCAGGAAAAGCATCATGAGCGCATTAAAGGATGTTGATGACCTTAAGTTCCTGCAGCGAATCTACATAAGCATATTGGTTGCTAAAAATGGAAGGGTGGGTGACTGCCATGACGAACGAGCAGCTTGTGGCGCAGATTAAGGCTGGAGAGGACGTGACCAGGAACATGGAGCAGCTTTATCTGCAGGTAAGGGACTACATTCATTCTGTGGCCATGAAATACCGTAACAGCGGAGAGGTGGAGGACCTGGAGCAGGAAGGGTACCTGGCCCTCCATGCAGCTATTGAAAAGTATGACCCTGGCCAGGGATTCAAATTCTTGACTTATGCAGCGTATTACATCCGGCAAGGGATGCAGCGTTACCTGCAGGTGAATGGGAGTTGCTTGCGTCTGCCGGTCCATTGCCAGGAGAAGATACAGAGATATAACCGGTTTTGCCAAACGTTCAAGATGGAGCATGGCAGGAAACCCACGGATACTGAGATTGCAGCAGGGATGGACCTTATTTTAGAGCAGGTATGGGAAATCAAGGAGAATGCCCAGGCGGTTCACTTAGGCAGCCTGGATGCTCCAGTTATGGGGATAGAAGGCAGTGAGGATGCCACCGTGGGAGAATTGACTGGGGATGATACAGATGTAGAGGGAGAGGTTGTAGAACAGATCCAGGACGGGCAGCTTAAGGATGCATTGTGGGGATGTGTGGATTCTCTCCCGGACCGGCAGCCAGAAGTGATACGGAAACGGTATCAGCAGGACATGACCCTGGCTGAAATCGGAAAAACATATGGAGTCACTGCAGAGGCGGTGAGGCAGACACATGCGAAAGCATTGCGGGAATTACGGAAGCCCAGGGCCGCCAAGCAGCTGCGCCCATTTCTTCCGGGAGTGGGAATCTATGAAGGCGGCATTGATAGCTTTAACAGGACGTGGACCAGCAGTACCGAAAGGGCAGCACTCAGTATGGCTGAGTCCATGGAGATAGAGGAACGAAGGCGGGAGAAACACATGGAGCTGCTGGATAAAATAAGAGCGAAAGTTGCGATATCGCAACAGAAGGGAGAACAACATGAATAAAGAAGAGATAAAGAAAATTGTGGTGGACTATATAAACAAGAATGAATCGGCCAGCTATGCGGAACTGCAGTGGCTGTTTGAGGAGAAGGGCTATGACTACAAAGGAGAACTGCTGTCCTGTTTGGATGTCTGTGAACATGTGGTGTTCTGGAGTGGCTGGAATGCGGAAGCCTTTGACCTGATGACGGAGCTGTTGCATGAGGGAGTGGTCCACCGGGAGCCGGCGCATCCCCTGCGATATTTAATGGATGGGGCCGGGCTTACCATGACGAAGGTGCAGCGGAACATATCGTACAAGACGGACCACTGGGCGCCGGTGGTGTTCGTAAAAGGACCGGCGCCGGAACTTGTGACGTCGCAAGTTGGGACAAAGGCGGAGGGGACGGAATGAAATGTAATATCTGTGGAACCAACATGAGGGCTGTTACATACAATTCGGATGGATATGGTGAACGATTGGTTGTCCTGGATGATTTTAACCCTAGCTCTGGAAGGTATGAAATGGCTGGAAGAGTTATGTATTGCCCAAATTGCGGAAACCTGCAGGTAAAGTCAAGGAAAGCAGCAAGACTGTGACGGAGCTGCCGAAGCAGCTCCATACACATTATCTCCAGGGCCAAAATGTGTTGCGGTTACGTCTGTCCCTGTAGTCATCGCGCCTGTCGTGGTCACGGCGGCACGGAGGACAGGGAGGACAAGGTGGACAACCAGGTCTACGGCGGTGGCATTGAATAAATTGTTCAAAATTATCACGCATAGGATTACCTCCTTTAGCATCTATCAATAGGATTGTTAATCAAAGAGGATACTCTGAATTCGTGAGTATGTCCATCCTGAAAAGTCGTTTGGGCTTTCGCAAAGTGAATATGCCTACCATCTCCTACAGGTATAGCAGGAGAAGATGTCCCGCTAAATTCGTGAATATGTCCGTCGTAAGAATCAGTAAGAAATGTTACCCTATGAACATGGCTTCCCATATAGGGGATTGCCTCACCGGATACAGTTGCAAAACGGTGATTATGAGGGTCATCACAACGTTCGGCTATGAGGGTGCTTCCCAAGATTTCGTGTACATGTTGCATGTTGAAAGTATTTGCTTCATTCATTTTTGTTTGCTCCTTTCTTTTAGTGTAATATAGCATATGCAAAAAGAGATGAACGTGTGACAAGCCGTAAGAATGAGTAAAGGTGACAAGATTGAATCCATGCAGAACAAGAGGGACTGATTGAGAGGGTAAAAAACAGAAAGAGACAAAAATATTCCGGAGGATCTAGATCCTCCGGAATATGGAGAGGTTATTACATATTAATTCATGAAGAGAGACCACTTGATTATTACAAACTTGTTACATGCAATCGTTGAGTAATGGAATGATTGAATCCAGTTTTGCCTTTAATACGCCTTCGAGGCTTATAATCCGGTCCAGTGTAGACTGAACGGATGAATCAATGGCCACTAAGGTTTCGTAATCACTATAAGCAGCAACGACCTTGCTTATTTTATCACATTCCGCATTCAAGATGCAGGCAAGAGCCTGCTCTTCGTTAGCAATGGAGGTAGCAATCTCCAAAAGAATCGGGCATGGACAGCTCCTTGGACATGTTGTTGGGCAAAGAATATTTCTATCATCGGTCATTATTATTATCTCCTTTCTTATCTCTCTATCGAGATAATAATAATATATGGACTAGATGAAAAAGTGTGACAACCCCTGTCTGAATGAAAAGTGGACATATAATCAAGATTGGTGATGCGATTTTGGGAATTCAATAAAATGATGTAATGGCGCAAGCCTTTACATATAGCAATTGGTTAATTCAAACCCAACACATGCTTATAATATGTCACGGTATGAATGCATGAGGTGTTGGACTCACAGGGAGGAGCTTTCTGACCATCCTCCGCCCGGGAAGGAGGCTTTAAGTGAATCAGAAGAAATTAAAAAAGACGATATATAAGCTGGCGGAGATGTGTAATGCAACAGAATGCAGGAATTGTTTCCTGTCGTTTGATGAAAGTAAATGCGTATTGAAACACGCCAGTCTACCAGATATAGCTAAGGGATGTTTTGATAAAGAGCAGAGGTATGAGGGGACGGTCTGGGTTCGTTTTAAAAGCAAGGAGGATTTTGGACAAGCTTGTAATGATATAAGGGAGCGATTAAGGACAGAAGGGGACTATGAAGTCGTGATTTATCTTATAGATACTAATGGAATGCAAAAACAGGTATTGAGGGCAGACGAAGAGGTCCTTTCACAACTTATTGAGGACTACGGAGAAGATAATGTTAAGCTGGTTCTGAAAGTACCAGATGAGGTTTTATCATACTTTTAAATGGAGGGCAGGTAAAGGATGTCGGAAGACTATAGTTTAAGACAATATGCGCTGGCTTATGCGAAAATGGGGATGGCAGTGTTCCCCTTGGTTCCGAAATCCAAAAATCCTGCCACACAACACGGATTTCAGGATGCCACAATGGATTTTAGCCAGATAGACAAGTGGTGGAAGAAGAATCCGAATTATAACATTGGAATAGCAACCGGCCAGGTTAGCGGCGGACTTATTGTCATAGATTTGGATATTGATAAAGAGAAAGGGAAATATGGCAATGAGACTCTAAGGGAATGGGAAACGGAGCATGGACAACTGCCCGATACATGCCGGACGATAACAGGCCGTGGAGGTTATCATCTGCTTTATAGGGCGGATAGGGAAATACTCTGCAGCACAAATGAAGAAAAGGCAGTTGATATAAGAGGGGACGGCGGTTATTTTGTGGCTCCGCCCAGTATACATGAAAATGGTAATCGGTATGAATGGGAACAGGCCCCGGATGAATTTGTCATTGAGAAGGCAGACGACCTTGTTTATAGGTTCATTGACTTTGTAAGGTCCGAAAAGAGGGGGAAGTCAACCTTTTTAGTTCCAGAGGAAATACCGGAAGGCAGCCGGGATAACACTATTTTCCGTCTGGCCTGCAGTTTACAGGCCAAAGGATTATCAGATGAGGCCATTCTGGCTGCAGCAATGACTGAGAATGAAACCAGGTGTTTCCCGCCTCTGACGGATAAAGAGGTTAAGCAGAAAGTGGAGAGCGCCCTTAAGTACCAGAAGTCAACAGCACCGTATTCGGGGAAGGCCCTGCCGCCTAAAGAAGGAATAACTCAGTTCGTGGATGCTCCTATCCAGCTTAGGTGTGAGGACTGGATATGCAATAAGGACGGAGTATATAAGTGGGTGCAGGGAAAGAAGGATACGGACCCTCCCGTCCTCATAGATGTTTCCTATCAACAAATACTACCGGTCGGGCTTACGGAGAATATTGAGTCAGGGGAACAGAAATATGATATTGCATTCAGCGTCAGGAGGAATGGGAAATTCATGTGGAAAGATATCAAGGTGGAGCCGGCGGTGTGCTGCTCCAAGACTAAGATCGTCACTCTTGCCAATCTGGGTGTGGTTGTCAATGACCAGAAAGCAAAGAATCTTGTTAATTACATATCTGACATGTACAGGATAAATGAGGACAGCCTGCCGGTTACAAAGGCCGTGTCCCATTTCGGATGGATTGGAAAACAGTTCTTTCCCTACGTCAAGGACATCGTGTTTGATGGGGACAACGCACAGGCAAAAACCGTGCAGGCCGTAGGACCCCGCGGCTCATTCGATACCTGGCAGAAGGAATGTATGGAATATAGGAAGAACCTATTTGTACGGCTTCTGATGGACGCAAGCCTGGCTTCCATCCTGATTAAGAAAATCAACTGTCTCTGCTTTGTGCTTCATCTCTGGGGAGCCTCCGGGACTGGAAAGACGGTGGCCTTTATGGTGGCGGCCTCCATCTGGGGTATTCCGGACGAGCTTATCCTGTCCGTGGATTCCACCATCAATTATTGTACAAGCAGGGCAGCCCTAATGAAGAGCCTGCCGGTATTTGTAGATGAGACACAGCTTTCAAGAGGGAACCTGGAGAAGTTGATTTATGCGATGACGGAAGGCAAGGAAAGAGGGAGGCTGTCGAGGAACAGCAGCGAGAAAGACCGGAAGACCTGGGAGAATGTATCATTTTTCAATGGGGAGCAGCCAATAGTTGGGGAACAGTCCGGGGCCGGCGCGGTCAACCGTGTGATTGAACTGGAGATTGATAATCCGTTATTTACAGATTTTGCACATGTCCTGGAGACTGTCAGGGAACATAATGGACATGCTGGAGAGAAGTTTGTGCGGCATGTCCAAGGGATTGCGGACACAGAATTGATAAGACGGCATAAGGTTCTTTGCCAAAAACTGTCCATCCTGGCACAGAGCACGGGAAAACAGGTTCAGAGCCTTGCCTGTATCCTCCTGGCGGATCAGCTGGCAGGGGAATGCCTGTTCCCAGGGGAGAAGGCCGTTGACCTGCTGGAAGGGGTGGGATTCCTTAAAAGGGAGGCAGAGGTGTCTCAGGCCGAGAGAGCATATCAGTTCATCATTGACTGGATTGCTGCGAATGAGAATCTATTCGACCCAATGTACAGTAATAAGATTTTGGGAAAAATAGCGCCGGACCATTGCATGTTTAACCAGTTTGAGCTGATGCAGGTATTGGAGGAGAACGATTTTAATTTTGATGCGGTCAAGAAAGAGTGGTCAGTTTCTGGATATCTGGAACGTGCAAGTGACGGAAGGTATGCTTCTTTAACGACCGTGGCGGGGAAAAAGACTAGGGCCAGGTATGTGAAGATTATACTCCAACAGCCTAAATCCATTGAGGAATATGAGGATTATACTGGCCCCGATGACCCGTTTAATGAAAAAATGCGAGATTAATTGGCTTAAAAGTGGTAAAAAGCGAGAATGCGAGAATTATGCGAGCCTAAAAAAGTGTAGAGTTTATAAGGGTTTTCACTATGAGTCTCGCAATCTCACATATATATCTGTTATAGAGACATATATACATTTTATATTACATGGCACGAAAGGCGCTATACATGATGTATTAATATATAGCTCCTTAAAACGAAAAAGTATGCGAGCATGCGAGAACATGTCCGTAAACCCGCATAAAATAAGGTTTTTTTTAGGCTCGCTACTACTAAAAGGACTGAGAGCCAGATGCGATTATGAGAGACTTTTGCGGAAAAATGAGAGAATCTGGCTCCTGAGCAGGTGAAAGGTGAAAAGATGATGAAGAAAATAAATAGAATCATGATGGTACAGAGTATGGTAAACACCCTGGTGGACAGCATCAAGGAATATGAGACTTTCGAGAACAAGAACGGATATCCGCCTATGTATTGCAACACCGAACAGTACAATACAAAGGAATCCATCAAGAGGCGGATTGTGCAGGCCAGGGCGGAGTTGAACCAGCTGGCCAAGGAACTGTAAGGAGGTAATCAAATTGGAATTGACAGAAAATGAAAAGAAGAAGGAGTTCCTGATGTCCTATCAGAAGGAGAAGCGGCGGGTCTGGCGCCTGGAAGAGCAGTTGGAAGAACTGAGGCGGAATAAAATGTCTCCTTCTGTTACCAATGACGGAATGCCGCATGGGACGGATAAGAAGGACCTGTCTGATTATGCAGTGAAGGTGGACGAGATAGAGCAGGAACTGGTTGCAGCCCGGTACTGCCGGATATGTGCATTCCAGGAGGTGCAGAAGCGGATTGAGGCTATGGAGGATGAGAGAGAAAAGGATTTGCTTACATACCGGTATATTCGGGGAATGAAGTGGGAGAAGATTTGCACCGAAATGAAGCACAGCTGGCAGCACATCCACCGCATACACGCCAAGGCATTGAAAAATTTCACAATGTGATGGAATGTGACTATAAAGGTGTGATATATTGTAAGAAACAAATTGGGCCTTCCGGAAACGGGGGCCTTTTCTATTGCCCATTTCCCGGCGCCTGAAACTCAGGGCGGCCGGGACCTTGTGCGAAGGGGATTTTTTATATTACAAAAAGGTGGTGAGCTTGATTGGCGTTGACTCAAAAACAGAAATTGTTTATTGATGAATATTTAATTGACCTGAATGCCACTCAGGCCGCCATCCGCGCAGGATACAGTCCAAACAATGCGGATAAGATAGGGTCTGAGTTACTAGGGAAAACTAGAGTTTCAGATGCGATAAAGACAGCTATGGCGGAACGTTCGAAACGTACCGGTGTCAATGCGGACCGTGTGGTCCAGGAACTGGCGAAGATTGCTTTCGTGAATGCAACAGAGGTGATTGACCCTAAAACGGCTATGGTCAGAGAGGATGCACTTCCGGAGGACACGGCTGCCATTCAGTCCGTGAAGGTCAAGACCTTTGGCGAGGACGGGCTGGAACGGGAAATCAAGATGGCTGACAAGCTTAAGGCCCTGGAGCTCCTGGGGCGCCATCTGGGGATGTTTAAGGATAAGATGGAGCTGTCAGGTGGGCTTAACACCGAGAAAACCAAACTGGATGACCTTCTTGAGCAGATGCGTGGTGGTGGGTAATGAGTGCGGAGAGATTGCTGCTGTCGGATAAGTACAAGGCGTTCCTGCGTTGTGATGCGCCGGTGGAGTTCCTGGAGGGTACCACGGCAGCCGGAAAGACCACGGTAGGCCTGTTCAAGTTTATGCTTAAGGTTGCCGAAAGCCCTAAGAAGCTTCACATTCTGGCTGCCGATGACACAGGTGCCGCTGAGAAGAACATCATCCAGAAAGACCTGGGCATCCTGGATGACTTCGGTGTGCTGGTGGAGTACAAGGGCAATGGCGGCGGTGGCTACAACATGCCCCACATCCTCTTCCATACATCCTATGGTGATAAGATTATCTTTGTTGTCGGCTACGGCAACAAGCGTAAGTGGAAGGATGCCCTGGGCGGCCAGTACGGATGCCTGTATATCGATGAGATAAACACGGCTGACATTGAGTTTGTGCGTGAGGCCGCCATGCGGAGCGATTACCTGATGGCCACGCTCAATCCGGACGACCCAGGTTTGGATGTATACAAGCAGTATATCAACTGCTCCCGGCCATTGCCTGAATGGGAATCAGAGACACCAAAGGAAATTAAAGACGAATTGCAAGAGGAGCCAAAACCCGGCTGGGTACATTGGTTCTTTTCTTTTGCCCATAACCTGGGCCTGAGCAAGGAAAAACTGGAACAGATAATGACCAATACCCCGAAGGGAACGAAAATCTGGAAGAATAAGATTCAAGGCCTGCGTGGTAAGGCAACCGGATTGATATTCTCCAACTTTGAGCGGTCTAAGCATGTCATCACAGTCCAGCAGGCCAGGGCACTAAAATTCAAGAAGTTTACGGCCGCCCTGGACACGTCCTACTCGTCCAAGTCCCCGGATACCATAGCCATGATATTCCAGGGGATTACAGAGGACCGGAAGCTTGTGACCCTGGCTGAGAAGGTCTACAACAACGCCAAACTTGATATCCCGTTGGCACCCAGCGACACGGCGGTCAAGTTCGTAGCCTTCCTGGAGCAGTGCCGGAAGGATTGGGGATTTGCCAAGGATGTGTACATAGACAATGCGGACCAGGCGACCATTACGGAGCTGCGCAAGTACAAGCGGCTTAAGGGCTGCCTGTATAATTTTTACGATTCCTACAAGCGGCCGGAGATTCTGGACCGTATCAACCTGCAGTTGGGCTGGATACAGCAGGGATGTTACCTGGTGGTGGATACCTGTGCGGAGCACCTGTCCGAGTTAGACCGGTACTCGTGGGATGACGAGAAGGATAAGCCAGAGGATAGGAACGACCATACCATTAATGCCAATCAGTATGCGTGGATACCATACCGGAACCTGATTGGATTTGAGGAGGCGATAAAAAGTGATAAGTAGAGATTGGGAGCGTAAACAAAACGAACGGAGAAAAAGGCTTCTGAAAAAGGCATGGGAGGAATGGGAATCGTGGACGCAGAAAGAGCGGGATATCTGGAACCTGGAAATGATGCAGACCGACATAGCGTACATGTCATTGGCCTACCGAAGCGGGTACCACGCATCGCTGGGGCGTGCAATTGCAGTGCTTAAGGAGGTTGAGAAGAAATGAGGTGGTTAAGCAACATGAATGAGACAATTAAACGTGGCATTCGTACCTGGCTGAATGTGGTTCCGGCCAGCGGGAACTGCATCCAGATTAACGAGGTCCTGGACTTCGAGGCCAACGCAATCCGGAACCGCATATGGTACCGTGGCGATGGTAACGAACTGGAGCAGATGTACCAGCAGGCTCCAGAGTATGCTGACAAATATAAATTCTGGGCCAGCAGGTGCACACCAGGAATGGAGATGCGGAAGATACATACGGGACTGCCAGGCTTGACTGTCCGTATCCTGTCTGGCATCGTTTTGGATGACATGAACGATTTTGACTTTGCAGAAAATGACCAGCAGCGGCAGCTGTGGGAGGACATAGCAAAGGATAACAAGTTCGCGAAGAAGATGGAGAAGGCATTGAAGGAAGTCCTGTACATCGGGGACGGTGCCTTCAAGGTCACGATTGATACGACCGTCAGCGAGTTCCCCATCCTGGAATGGTATCCAGGGGAACGAGTTGAGATTGTCCGGAACCGGGACCGGGTGAAGGAGGTCGTGTTCAAGACGCCGTATAAGGCTGGCCATCAGCAGTATGTCCTATATGAGCATTATGGATATGGTTACATATACAACGAGTTGTACAAGGGTGACACTTCGGTGCCCCTCAATGCTATCGACGCCACCAAGGGCATCAAGGACACGAAGTTTGATGATAATGTCATCCTGGCAGTACCCTTGCAGGTGTATGAGTCCACCAAATATGAAGGACGCGGCGGCAGCATCTTTGATGGTAAGCTGGACAGCTATGACGCCTTTGACGAGGCCTGGTCCCAGTGGATGGATGCTCTGAGGGCCGGCCGTGCCAAGACATACATACCTGAGTGCCTTGTGCCGCATAATCCGGAGACCGGTCAGGTCATCAAGCCAAATCCGTTTGATGACCGATATTTTGCCTCTGATAACGACATGTCAGAAAGTGCGGATAACAAGGTCAACGTGGTGCAGCCGGCAATACCCCATGACAGTTATCTTGCATCTTACTGTACAGCACTGGACCTTTGTCTGCAGGGGGTCATAAGTCCCAGCACTTTGGGCATTGATGTCAAGAAGCTGGATAATGCTGAGGCTCAGCGTGAGAAAGAAAAGGCTACCCTGTATACCCGGAACGCCATCGTGGAGGCGCTGCAGGAAACACTGCCTGAGCTGGTGGGGGCAACCATCAACGCATATAACTTCCTGCATGGAAAGGCTGCGGAGGAGGTCAAGGTGGACATCCCATTCGGCGAGTACGCCAACCCATCCTTTGAGAGCCAGGTGGAGACCCTGGCCAAGGCCCGGCCCGGTGCTCCTATGATGAGCATTGAGGCCCAGGTGGAGGAACTGTATGGGGACAGCAAGGATGAGGCGTGGAAGCAGGAGGAGATTGCCCGGCTGAAAGCGGAGCAGGGTATTGCAGAAGTGGAAGAACCCGGAATCAGTACGTCTGCCGGTGGCTTCCAACTAAACATGGGGGGAGGAAAGGCATATGAAAGTCAAGGTAATGAACCGCCTGTACCAGATGAACCAGAAGGAGTACCAGGGGCTGCTGCAGGTGGCAAGTGAGCAGGTGCCATTCGGGATATACGCCATTGAGAAGCAGGGATATGCAGAGCTGCGCTGTGATAAGTGTAGCAGCGTCACACAGCTTAAGAGTCTGACACGGCAGTTTAAGGCGCAGGGGTTCAAGGTGCATGCAAATGGGAGGTGATGCCGTTGACAGAGTACGATATCGGCGCCGCCTTCAAAGCCATAGAGGATGAGCTGATTGCCTCCATGATTCGCAACATGGACCGACACCGGGCCGAGGAAACGAAGGAAGGCATTGAGTGGTCCATGTGGCAGGCCGAACAGTTGAAAGCCCTGGAGAAGTACAAGAGGGACAACCAGAAACGCTTTAAGGGCCGATTCCAGGACCTCAACAAAGAAATGGGGGAGCTGATACGGATATCCAGGCAGCGCGGTAATATGCAGCAGGAAGTCAAGATACTCGATGCCATCCGGAAAGGTTTTCCTGCTAAGAAAATCAGTCAAGGCGTCACGGCAGAGTTTTTCCGGCTCAATGACCGAAAATTGGAGGCCTTGATTAAGGCAACCACCAATGATATGCAGCAGGCAGAAACAGCCGTCCTTCGCATGGCCAACGACCAGTATCGGAAGGCCATCTTTAATGCCCAGGTATATGCCAATTCCGGCGCCGGTACCTACGAGAAAGCCGTTGATATGGCTACCAAGGACATACTTACCCGAGGGCTTAACTGTGTGGAGTATGCCAATGGTGCCCGTCATACCCTGGCGGATTATGCCGACATGGCCATCCGGACGGCATCCAAGCGGGCTTACCTACAGGGCGAGGGAGAGAAAAGGCAGGAATGGGGGATTACCACGGTCATCATAGCTAAGCGCGGCAATCCATGTCCTAAGTGTCTGCCCTTTGTCGGTAAAGTCCTGATTGACGACGTCTGGTCTGGCGGAAAGAAATCCGATGGGCCGTATCCCCTCATGAGTAAGGCCATAGCATCCGGACTGTATCACCCCAGATGCAAGGACAGCCATACAACCTATTTCCCTGGCATCTCCACGGCGGACGATACCTGGACTGAAAAGGAACTGGAGGCGGTCGGTCAGACCAATAAACAGGAGGCCGGGCAGCAGTATGTAAAGAGGCAGGCAGAGAAGTATGGACGGCTGGCGGAATATTCGTTATCACCAGAAAATCAGAAGCAGTATAAACAGAAATCTGAGAAATGGGAGAGGGAGGCAGGAAAGAGATACACGGTCTCAGATGAGATAAAGGTGCATCGGGATGATACACCTGAAAAAATGATAGATTTAGTAGATAAATACACAGAGGATGAATTTGTTGTGCTTAATGAGACGGCTGAGCATGCGTATGCGTATGACCCGGACACAGATACAATTGTAATCAATATGAAACACCCTCAGTATCCATATCAAGACTACAAGGAAATTATGCTCCATGAGCTGGCGCACAGAATTGACCAGAATGAGTTTGGAAGCCCTATGAGCACAGAGTTTTCGAATGCTATCACCGAAGTGGAAAAGTATTTAATGAAAAACGCTGAACGATATAGGAAAATGTTTGAACCGGGCGGAGAACTGGAGTATAATAACCTTATCAGCGACATGATGGGATGCATTACGGATAATTCAATTGTCGGTGGGGCTTTTCATGCTTCGCAATATATTGGCGTTCCGGGATACACAGAACTGGAGGTATTTGCCGATATCTTCTCTGCGTTGTATCAGGGGGATGATGATACTGTTAAATTCATAAAAGATGAGTTTCCGGATATACACAAAGCATTTCTGAGGGTTATAGGGGGATGATTCATGCTTAAGAAAGAGTTTGTTGATATGATGAGAGATGATGAGGAACTGCAGGAATTGCGCCGTAAAGTGTATTCGGTTACCGGGCAGCTTAAAGATATATCATTCCGTATTGGAGCAAATTACACTTATGAAGAATGGAAAGAGCAGCTGAGAAAAATTGTAGAAGAACACGAAACCACCAGTCAGTAATGGCCGGTGGTATTTTATTTGTTGCGATATCGCAACGGAAAGAAGGTGGAGATATGACCCCGGCAGTACAGATTACGGCAATTATATGCCTGACACTTATTATATTGTGTTGGAATGGAAAGAAGAAATGAGTGAAGCACGCGGGACTATCCCGGGTGTTATTTTTACGCCCAAACACGAGCATGGCTTAAAACTGCTGCGTGGCCAGCGACACTGATGACAATGGATGCAATAAAAAATTACAGGGTGACACCCTTAAAATGGAGGTATGGATGATGAAACGTATGAACTTACAGTTATTTGCTGAGCCCGCAGGTGGAGCAGAGCCGCCGGCAGGAGGTCAGAATCAGCAGCAGACACAAACTCAAACAGGACAGCAGGCATCCCCGGCAATTGATTATGCCAAAATCCAACAAATGCTGGAAGGGACTCTGGCCGCTAAGGAGGACACGGCCTTGAAAGCCTACTTCAAGCAGCAGGGGCTCAGCCAGGAAGAAATGGAACAGGCAATTGCCACATTTAAGCAGCAGAAGGCGGCCCAGCAGCCAGATGTAGGTGCAATCCAGCAGCAGCTCACCCAGGCTCAGGCAGTGGCTCAGAAGGCCATGATTGACAGTGCAGCCACCATGGCGGCAGTATCACTGGGGATTGATGCCAAAACAATTCCATATGTCCTTAAGATGGCCGACTTAAGTCAGGTCATGGGGCAGGATGGGAAAATCAACGATGAGGCGCTTAAAGCGGCTCTGGACAAGGTACTTGAGGACGTGCCGGCGCTGAAACCCCAGGCATCAGGCTCCACCGGGTTCATCCAGGTGGGAGCAGCCAGTGGGCAACAGCAGACGCAGGCGACAGACGACGCCCTTAAAAAGGCGTTCGGACTTTAATGAAAGAGAGGATTAAGAAATGGCAGTATATGATTATGCAACAACCTTTACACAGCTGCTCCAGCAGAAGTACGCAAAGGAATTATGCTCTGATGCTTTAACACAGAGTAACCAGCAGGTGAAGTTCATCAATGCCCAGACTATCAAACTTCCAAGGATGGCAGTGACTGGGTATAAGGACCATACCAGGACACCGGGATTCAATGTAGGCACCCTGAGTAATGACTGGGAGGCAAAGAAGCTGGAACACGACAGGGATGTGGAGTTCTGGATTGACCCCATGGACATTGACGAAACAAACCTGACCTTATCCGTGGCAAACATACAGAACACGTTTGAGACTGAACAGGCTATCCCGGAAAAAGATTCCTACCGCTATTCTAAACTTCATGCAGAGCTGACCACCTATTCAGGCCGTATTAGTACCGATGTGATTACGGCAGCCAATTTCTTGGAAGCATTTGACGAGGAAATGGCGAGGATGGACGAGGCCGGTGTTCCGGAGGAGGGGAGGATGCTGTATGTCACCCCAACCATGAATAAGATTGTGAAGGAGGCAGAAGGACTCCAGAGGGTTATGACCGTCGCATCCCCGTCCACAATCAACCGTAAGGTACATAGCTTGGATGATGTGACCATAAAGATGGTTCCGGCAGCCAGGATGAAGACGAAGTATGACTTTACAACCGGCTGTGTAGCTTCCGCTGACGCCAAGCAGATTAACTGGATTCTGATTCACACATCCTGTGTGGTCTGCCGCGACAAATACAGCTACATCAAGCTGTTCACCCCAGGAACGGATTCAAGAACGGCGGACGGATATTTGTATCAGAACCGTTGCTATGGCGACCTGTTCCTTCTGGAAAAGAAGGTGGAGGGATGTGCCATGAACGTAGAGGCAGCCGGAGCGTAAGGAGGTAGTATGAGAGCAGTTAAGGGAAATAAAGAGTACACCATTGATGAAAGCCAGCAGAAGTCCTATCAGGATGCGGGCTTTGATATTGTGGGTGATGACGGCCGGATAACCGCGTATGGACGCGGAAAGACAGTGCCTTATGATGAATACATGAAGGCGGTTAAAGAGATTGAGCATCTGCAAAACATAGCGGCTGAAAGATACACTGAAAACGAAGCATTGAAAGCAGAAATTGCAGCCCTCCAGGCCCCAAAGCAGGAACTGGCAAAGAAAGCAGAGAGTAAAAAGGCGGGTGAATGACATGCCCTATGAACCCTATGTCACATATGAGTACTACTGCGACGCATACAAGGGGGATGTTATCCCCATGGATGAGCTGGACAGGGCCCTTAAGCAGGCCAGCCGCCACATTGATTCCCTGACCTACAACCGTATTGTGGGCCGGGGATTTTCTAATCTGACAGCCTTCCAGCAGGATGTTATCCAAGAAGTGGTCTGCCAGCAGGCGGACTTTGAATGGGAGAACGCAGACGAGATTAACACCATCCTGCAGGGCTACAGCATCAACGGTGTGTCGGCACAGTTTGGCAGCAGTTGGAACGTATTTACAGACAAGGGTGTGGCTATGAAGCGAGATGTGTACGCCCTGCTGTCCCAGACGGGCTTGTGCTGCCGGTTAGCGAGGTGA